AGATATTGGCTATGTCCCACTGACTAAGGTCAGTAGCTTCGTAGATGTCTGCGATCTGTTGGTTACGTTGTGCCTTAAATGCTTTACTCATTCTCTTCTCCTGATAAATATAATCGCTCACCGAGATACCACCCAGAACCTATTTCATTTCTGAGTGTACCATCGGCAGTGAACTTCTCTCTTTTCTCGTCTGTCATGGGGAGACGTTCAGCCAGTATATCAGCTATCTCATCTACATGATCCACAACAAACTTCATCCTGTGCAGTGTCCCTTTAGATAGACTCACCAAGATTGTCATGTCAGATCCACAATTTCACACACGCCACCAGAACATGCCAGTGTCTGTGAACCTTCTGTATTATCTCTATCTTCATCCAGTACCAAAGTATCCCAATCAATCTCAGGCATCTTAGCCACTAGCTCGTCATACTGTTCAGCAGTTATATCCTGATACGGAGCCTGCTGGTATACATGGTCTGACTTAGGCAAGAACGAGATACCTGATACGCTGTCAAAGTTCTTCCACAACCAAGCACCAATCTCCATAAACTCATCGTCACTGTAGTACACAGTAATGGATGGCTTATGCTCACACCAGTGATCTTGGTAGATCTTCCAGAGTCTAAGCTGTTCCATAGCTGTAGTATCCTTCACCGTTATGCTACCGTCAGGTGCTTTAATCGGGAATGAGAATACCAAGTTGGTTGGCTTCATCACATCTTCTTCACATGGGAAACCCATCTCCTCCATTAGAATAGCGAGAGGGTCTTTACGATCAGCACGAACAGTACGAATATAATGCTCAGCAAAACGGGGGTGGATACCAGAAGCGGAGTCAACGAGCTGTGAAACGGTGCCACTCGGTTTAACGCACGTAATAGCCGTTGACGTATTAAGCCCAAACTTCTCAGCGTACTCTTTATTAGTTTCAACAGATGTCTCCCTTAGGGTGTCAAGTAATGCGGGCAGGTCATTGATACATGCCTGTCCACTCAGTAGTGGGTGATCCATAATCCCTGTCATGCTAACACCCAGTAAGCACTCTTCCTCAGTGTTCTTCTTCCAGATGTTCCGTAAGTAACGGAAGTCCACAAGGGAACTCTGCATCGTACCTAGAATGGTGGCGAGCCGAACCTTTCTTGTAAGATCTTCAATTGTGTCTCCATTTCGGACAACCACCTCTGAGAGATTACAGAACTGGTTAGGTCTAAGGATAATCTCCGAACATGGATTAGTTCCGAATTCAAAGCTCGCATCTCTCCTGCCATTTTTCTCAGCTTGACGTTGAGCTGCTGCTCTGTTAAATACACCACGTTCTCCTGCTTTACTGTCATATAAACTCTTCCACTCCGTTAAGAAACTTTCAAAGTCAGGCTTCTCAGTATAAGAAACACTGTTGTTAGCTAAGGCTCTATGACCATCATTCTCCCACCACTGCCCCATCTTAGCACCACGCAGTCGCTGGTCAGACAGATTAGACAATGAAATCAATGCACTACGGCGTACACCACCTACCACCACGATGTCAGCCACTTTACATACAAGGTCATGTACTTCAAGTGAAGTCAGCTTACGGCCCTGTGCGTTACTGAACAGCTGTACAGCAAAGTTAAACAAGTCAACCAAAGGTGCTGGCCCACTAGCTCTACCGCCAAAGATCTTGAGTGGAGCACCAGCAGGACGTACACGAGAGACATCCCAGCTAGGTATCTTACCCGCGTACAACATAGCAATCAGCTCACGGAAGGCTGATGCCCATCCAATCTTGCTGTCACTGACCACGATGGTGGTGTCTGTCTTGTGTAACGACTCAGCTATCTCAGGTAGCTTAGCAATGTACTGTCGCTCTACACTAAAGCCTACACCAGTACCACACATCAAGATGTACATCAGCTCATCGAAGCAACGTACATGATCCATAGCAATGTAAGAGCAGTTGAAGCCAGCCACATTGTCTAGCTCTAGTGCAGTACCAGCACTCATCATAGCTCTCATGCTCGGCATGACATCTAGGTCATATATTCCCTGTCTAAGCTCTGCCACCATAGGAGACTCAGGATCGAGGTCTAAGCGCTTTACGAAGAAACCTATGTAACGGTCTACAGTCTCTCCCCATGTCTCTCTACGGGCCAGCTCAGGCATCCAGCGGGCATATCTACTACGGTGAATAAAGGTTTGGTAATTATCCATTAACGGTTCCTATTATATGATTCTTCAAATTTCTCTTTGGCAATCTCTGCCTCCAGTTTCTCCTGAAAGATCTGTAAGACATGTTGTGCCTTCCTACAATCTTCCAACTTCTTCTCCATTCCAGACTTGTCTCTGAAGTACTTGTTCACCTTAGTGAAGACAGCAGCCTCCAGCCCAGCTAGTCCGTAGTTCATATAGACAGCTTCAAGAGGTTGTAGTCCTTTGTCTCGGTAGTGGCTCCCACCTACCTGCCCATCCATCGCTGACTTACCCGAAATCGTGCTCAATTGACATCTCCTTAATAAAGACTCCATTAACTGTCTCCCCTTTACGTTTGCTGATCTTCTCGTATGCCCCTTGCAAGCAGGCTACAGGGTCAAGTCCGTGGCACTCTGCTTGTACGATACAAGTTACCAGCACATCACCCAACTCATCCTTGATGCCTTCTATGTCGTTAAGACCTACTTCTTTGTCCAGTTCCATCACTTCTTCAATCATCTTACCCATCTGGTTACGTGCGCTCTC